CAATGATGTGGATACTAGTATGGATGCAACTTGTGACCAATCAAGGAGTTGATTACTACCAGTTGGGTAACTACGGTAAGAAAGAAGAATGCCAGTTGGCAATGAAAGAAGCAGTGGTATTAGTCAACCATAGCTCAGAGACACTAGCATGTTTAGAAGTGGATACGAGATGACTGATAAAGAAAAATGGTTAGAAAAGACTTTAAAGAAAGTCGAAGTCCTATACTATGAAGCATGTGATCATAAACTTAATCATGTCAGTAGTGCATTAGGTATGGTTGAAGATACGATAATGCATGAGCAGAAAAGATTAGAAGAAGATACTGAAGACCATGCACTAGCTACGTTTACAGAGGAGTACTAACATGTGGATAATACTTGTTACATTATCTATGGGTGACCCATTCGTTATACCATACAAAACATTCGAGCATGAAGATGCATGTGTAGAATATGTGAACAATTCTAATAACGCAGACACACTTGCTATAGAAGTAATAGCGATAGCAGGTTTTAATGATCCAGTAACAGGTATTGTCTGTACAATTAAAGGAGTAGGTAATGAGATACGCAGTTCTTATTGATGTAGATGGTGACATTATGTATGTACCAGAGAATACGAATGGCTTTCGTAATTATCCAGAGCCTAAGATATTTGATAACCTTGAAGATGCGGCAGAAGAAAGGAACAAATGGAATACTGGTGTTGTCGTAGAGTATAAGGAAAAAGATATTAATACCTCAATACGTGAGATGACTAATGAAGAAAGATTAAGAGCGATGCATAGGAGTAGAATGAATAATGGTTAGAGTTAGATCTACAGCAGAGATGTCTAAATTTTTAGAGTGGGAAGGTGAAGTACCTGATGAAATACCAGAGGATGAAAGATGGTATTGGATTAAGCACAACATAGATGGTGGTGCTTTTTATGAACCTGACCCAACACAAGGAGATTGGATATGGGGAACAGATGTTGAAGTAATAGAGGACGAAGATTAGTGTTGCATTTAATTTTAATTGAGTGCTATAATTCCAACTGAGAAATTTAGAGGAAACAAAATGTCAGATAATCCACACCAACCATGCCCATACAGAGAGTGCAGTTCTTCGGATGCATTCAACTGGAATGACGATGGTTACGGTCACTGCCACTCGTGTCACAGAGCATACCCAATGAAGAACATGCCTGAGACTTTCGAGTGGGTTGCAGAAACCTACCCATTAAAAGAACGTATACAACCACAGAACATACAGGTATCAGGTGTTAAGTATACAGGTATACGAGACATAGACCCTGACGTTTGCCAGTTGTATGGTATCCAGATACAGACAGGCTCAAACGGTGAGGATATAAGATACGCATTCAAGTATCCACACACAATCAAATACAGAATGTGTAATGATAAATCCAAGTCATGGGTAAAGGATCGTGGCCTTGGTATGAATTATCTTTTCGGGCCTGAGTTTAATGCAGGTACAGGTAAACGTATCTACATAACAGAGGGTGAGTTTGATGCGGCATCACTATACCAGATACTTGGTAAGTCATTCCCAGTTAAGTCACTACCCTCATCTTCTATCGGTGAGAAGTTCATCAAGCACAATCTTAAATATCTATCATCGTTTAAAGAGATAGTGTATGCAGGTGAGTTAGACCCACCTGGGCGTAGGGCTGCTGATAAATTGTATCAGGCATTCCCTGAGAAGTTTTTCTATGTACCTATGACAGAGTGTAAGGATGCTAATGAGTTCCTTATGACAGGTAAGCAAGACAAGATAATGTGGGCAGCTAGGTCACCACAGAGATACACACCAGAGAATTTCTTCTGCTCTGATGCTGATGTAGAAGCAGCAATTAAGAATGAGAACCCATATGAGTACATACCTACAGGTCATACAGGTCTTGATGAAAAGATACGTGGTATGGTTAAGGGTGGACTCACATTTATCAAAGCACCTCGTGGTACTGGTAAGACAGAAGTAATTAGATACTTCGAGACAGGCTTACTGAAGAACGGTGAAGATGCTGTAGCTATGCTTCACATGGAAGAGATGAAGTCTACTACATACAGAGCTATGGCTACGTATGAGCTAGGTGTAAACGTGAGAACAAAAGAAGATGCGGCACACAATAACGTATCAGAAAGTAATGTCATTGAGGCGGCAAAGATTGCTACCAAGGGTGAGAAGTCAATCATCTTTGAGATGATGTCACATGATGACCCACTCAAGGTGTTAGACTATGTAAGGCTGTCAGCAACCGTGTATGGTGCAGGGTATGTATTCATTGACCATGTGCAACGTCTTGCCTACTTATCTAACTCAGGTGTTGATGGTGCTACCAGTACACTCACCACATTAGGATCTCGAATGGCTCAGTTAGCTAAAGAATTAAACATTGGTGTCGTATTCATATCACAAGTAAATGATGATGGACGTACAAAGTATGCGGCTTCTCTTGAAGAAGAGGCAATCATTTGTATTAAGCTTGAACGTACAGCAGAAAGTGAGGACGAAGTGGAGCAGAATACTACAAACTTTATCGTAGATAAGAACAGACCGTTTGCTAAACTAGGTAGAGCAGGTTCTGTTTACTATGATCCTACCACTACAATATTAAGAGAGGATTTGTTTACAAATGAGGCTGAAGTAGCATGAGGTGTTGGCATTGCAATACAAGATTAATTTGGGGTGGTGACCATGACTACGAAATGAGTGATGACTTCTGTATGGAAACAAACTTGAGTTGCCCTAATTGTAAATCTTTAGTGCTTGTGTACCTACCAACTGATGAGGATGAAGAGGAAGAAGAATAATGGCGATAGAGCAAGGAATTATATTTGACATTGAAGCCGATGGCTTGCTTGAAGATGCGACTAGGATACATTGTATGTCTTATACTAGAGATGGGTTAAGTATACAGACTACGGATAACTATGAGTATATGCGTAGGATACTACGAAGAGAAAAATGTCTGATAGGACACAACATAGTCAGGTATGATGTACCATTACTAGAAAAGATATTAGGAATAAAAATAAAATCTAGATTGATTGATACCTTACCTATGTCTTGGGTGATGAATACAGACAGAGCCAATCATAAACTAGAATCATTTGGTGAAGATTTTGGTATACCTAAACCTGTTGTAGAGGATTGGGAAAACCTTGATGCTCGTATATATAAACACAGATGCGAACAAGATGTGAGAATAAACCACAAGCTTTACAAAAATCTAAATGATAGATACATGATGTTGTATATTAGTCAGGATCATTTAAATAGATTTTACCAGTACCTAACATTTAAAATGCAATGTGCATATGCTGCAGAAGAAAGTAGGTGGAAACTCGACAAAGAGTTAGCACTTAGTTGTATAGATAAACTAAGGACAGAGCAGGAAGAAAAAGTAGTTGAACTTAAAGCAGTTATGCCAATGAGAACTTTGTTTCGTAAGAAGTCTAGGCCAAAGGTTATGCATAAAAAAGATGGTTCACTATCTAAACAAGGTGAAGAATGGACTACATTATTATTTGAGCATGACCTACCATCAACCTATTCTAGGGAAATAAATATTGTTAAAGGTGTTGAGGAAGCTAATCCAAAATCATCTGATCAAGTTAAAGAATGGTTGTTCTCTCTAGGTTGGGAACCTTGCACCTTTAAATATATTAAAGAGTCACCAACAGAAACAAGGCTTATACCACAAGTCAGGAAAAATGGTGAGCTTACTAAATCAGTTAAACTATTAATAGAAAAGAACCCAGTTGTTGGTGTACTGGACGGACTCACAGTTATACAACACAGACTCGGTATCTTTGAAGGGTTAATCGAATGCGAGAGGGATGGGTATGTACAAGCGAGTGTAAATGGTCTTACAAATACTTTTCGTTTCAAACATAACAAACCTCTGGTCAACTTACCTAGTATTGATAAGCCTTGGGGTAAGGAGATACGTGGGTGCTTGATCGCACCAGAAGGTTACAAGTTATGTGGTGCTGACATGACCTCTCTTGAAGACACAACTAAACGACATTATATGCAGGAGTATGACCCAGATTATGTAGAAGAAATGTCTCGTGATGGTTTTGATCCACACTTAGACTTAGCTAAACATGCAGGTGCTATTACACAAGAGGATATAGACAAGCACAATTCGGGTGAAGTATCTTTAAAAGATCTACGTAAGAACTATAAGGTGGTGAACTACTCTGCGACCTACGGTGTAGGTGCGGCTAAGTTATCTAGAGAAACAGGTATGACAGAGTTAGAAGCAAAAAAACTTTTGAATGCATACTGGGCAAGGAACTGGTCAGTGGCTAAGTTCTCTACTGATAGTCTAAAGAGAGTTAGAAAGATTGCAGGACAGATGTGGATAAAGAATCCTATAAGTAATTTTTGGCATACACTTCGTTATGAGAAAGATGTATTCTCCACACTTAATCAATCCACTGGTTCTTATTGCTTCGATAAATGGTTAGCTATCTATCGTAAGTCCAGACCTAATATATGTGGACAGTTCCACGATGAATCAATCAACCTCGTGAAAGAGGGTGAAGAAGAACGACACAAGTTTATACTTGTATCTGCTATTAATAAACTAAATGAGGAGTTAAAATTAAATGTTGAACTAGGAATAGATGTACAGTTCGGAAATAAATATTCTGAAATACATTAAAAAGTCTTGCATGTGCTTTTTGATACATGCTACAATTCAATTCTAAACACTAAAGGAGTTAGCAAATGGCTAAAATTACTGTAACAGGAATCGCTCAATGGGCAAAAGTATTTGAAGAAAACCGTGACCTAGAAGGTTATCAGGGTCAGTGGAAAGATACTGATGGACGTTGTACTATCAATGTTATCTTAGATGAAGATAATTATTCTAAGGTAAAGAAAGCAGGGTGCATGTCCAATGGTAAGGATGATCCACAAGGACGTGGTATGGACATTAAGTTCTCACGTAAGTTTGACACACCAAATGATTGGGATGGTGGAGCACCTCAAGTTTATAAATCAGATGGTAGCCTTTGGAACTTTGAAACCGATGGTGTCATTGGTAATGGCTCAGAAGTTCTTGTAGAACTTGACGTTTACCAGAATAAAAACTACGGCACTACAACTACTAGGCTTGAAAGAGTTAAGGTTATCAAGCACCTAGAGTATGATTCTTCTGCTGAGAAAGAAGATCCATTCACACAGAATATTTCTTCTACTACAGAAGAAGTTTCTTCAGAAGAAATTCCATTCTAAGGAGTGAGTAATGCCTAGTATTAATACACTTGTTGAAGATATCTATGGTGTCATCGAAGGAAAGGGTGGGTGGGATAAGACAATCACAGATTATCTAGCAAAAAATATTTCTCAAATAGCTGAATCAAGATTCAAAGAACCTCAGAAACCCAGAGGGTATTTAAGTTTATCCTCTGTGGGTTCACCCTGTAAAAGAAAGACTTGGTATAGAATAAATAAAACAGAGGAAGCTGCACCGCTAAAACCTCAACTACTTGGTCTTTTCTTTTACGGGGATCTTTTAGAAGCCTTAGTTCTTTCACTCGCTAAAGCGGCAGGACATGATGTTCAAGGTGAACAGGACAGACTATCAGTCAATGGTATCAGGGGTCATAGAGATGCGGTCATTGATGGTATAACTGTTGATGTAAAGTCTACATCACGTTATGGAATGAATAAGTTTAAGACAAACTCATTACGTGACGATGATCCATATGGTTATATAAGTCAGCTTAGTTCATATGTTTATGCAGGTAAGAATGATCCCCTAGTTACTGATAAAAATCGTGGTGCTTTTCTTGTCGTACAAAAGGATAGTTTTGAGCTACACTTAGATATGTATGACTTTAATAAAGAACTTGATACTAAAGAAAAAGAAATAGACGAAGTAAAAAATCTAGTTACTGGTAAGCTACCAGATCAAAGACTAAAACCTGTACCACAGTCAGGTGCATCTGAGAATACTAAACTATCTTATGCATGTAGTTCATGCGAGTATCGTAAGATATGTTGGCCTGAAGCTCGTGTGTTTAAGTACTCACATGGTAAAGAGTATCTTATTGACGTGGTTAAAAAGCCCAGAGTAGAGGAGCTTATAGATTGAGTAAACGTGCCAAACAGAAAGGGAGATTAGGTCAGCAGGAGATAAGAGATGCTTTACTTGAGTCGTTTCCTGAACTAGAACCAGATGATGTGAAGTCTACAGTCATGGGTGAAACTGGTGCAGATATCCAGTTATCCCCTGCTGCTAGAAAATACATACCTATTTCTATAGAAGTAAAAAGAAGAAAGTCTGCACTCAAGACCGTGTATGATTGGATAAAGCAATGCACTAACCATGACAAAGGTGACCCTGTAGTTTTCTACAGATCAGATAGGCATCAATGGTTGGTAATATCAGAACTACCACACTACCTTAAACTAATAAGGAGTTTAACAGAAGATGGCAAACAGTGACGTAGTACAAATGAAACAGGTTAAGATCTGGGATGTCCTATCAGGCCCATACCCATGTGACCTACCTGATGAACAAGACGTACACTACAATGTATGCAAAGTTGAAATAGAAGGAAAGGTAATACAAATGGAATACTTTTTTGATAGCTTTAATGATGCGTATGAAATGGTAAAATATTTTCAGTCTAACATCGAACCTCTTGAATTAGAGATTGATGATCGTGATTGACTTTGAGTTTTACTTGAGTATAACTAAGGACTTTAGCTGTGGAATATGAGGTAATAATAAAATTAAAAATAGATCCAGATTCTTATATCTTTGAACTAGGAAAAGATAATACATCAGGTGATGTAAAAGAACTTATGGAAAATGTTTTGTATGACATAGAAGATGTAGAAATAGTTGAATGTGAGGTAACAAGACAATGATAACGAAAGAAGATATAGACCATTTTAAATACTGGAATGAACCTAATATGGAAATGACTTGGTATCAAGCTCGTGCTGCTGAAACAGCAGTGTATAAAGATACACACCAAGTAATCTACCCTGCACTAGGCTTGGCTGCAGAAGCAGGTGAGGTAGCAAATAAAGTTAAAAAGATATTACGTGACGGAAACTTTGATAGAGATGCTATCGCAGATGAGGTTGGAGATTGTCTATGGTATATAGCTGCACTGTGTCGTGATCTAAATGTAGAGATGGCTGATATAGCACAAAAGAATTTAGACAAACTACAAGACAGAAAGAAACGTGGTAAGATACAAGGAAGTGGGGATAAAAGATGAGTAACTTATTACCAACAGATTATCAGTCTTTCATACACACTTCACGTTATGCACGTTGGCTAGAGGATGAGGGACGAAGAGAATCATGGACTGAGACAGTAAGTAGGTATGTATCTAATGTTGTTCACACAAATGTTGATGAAGAAACAACAAACAAAATAGAGCAAGCCATACTTGGGTTAGAAGTAATGCCTAGCATGAGAGCAATGATGACTGCTGGCCCTGCTGCTGACAGAGATAATACTTGTATGTATAATTGTTCTTACTTACCTGTCGATGATCCCAAGTCTTTCGATGAAGCTATGTTTATATTACTATGTGGTACTGGTGTAGGCTTTTCTGTAGAACGTCAGTTCATACAGCAACTACCAGAAGTTCCAGAACTGTATGATAGTGATACTATTATTGCAGTAAAAGATAGTAAGGAAGGTTGGGCAAAAGCATTACGACAAGTGATAGCATTACTTTACAGTGGTGAGATCCCTAAGTGGGATATATCAAATGTCAGACCTGCAGGTTCTCGACTCAAAACATTTGGTGGTAGAGCTAGTGGCCCTGCCCCTTTGGTAGACTTGTTTAATTTTGTTATCAAAATGTTTAAAGACTCACAAGGACGTAGGCTATCATCAATAGAGTGCCATGATATAATGTGTAAGATTGGTGAAGTAGTTGTAGTAGGTGGTGTCAGACGTAGTGCTATGATCTCTTTATCTAACCTAAGTGATGATCGTATGCGACATGCTAAATCAGGGCAGTGGTGGGAGAATGAACCACAACGTGCATTAGCTAATAACTCTGTATCTTATACAGAGAAACCAGATGCTATATCTTTTATGAGAGAATGGATGGCATTAGTAGAATCAGGGAGTGGAGAACGTGGTATATTCAATCGTGAAGCGAGTAAAAAACAAGCTGCAAAGTATGGAAGACGTGACCCTAACTACGAGTTTGGTACTAACCCCTGCTCGGAAATTATATTACGCCCTTACCAGTTTTGTAACCTCACTGAGGTTGTCGTTAGAGCTACAGATACATATGACGATCTGGCACGTAAGGTCAGGTTGGCAACAATTCTTGGAACTATTCAGTCTACCTTCACTAAGTTTCCATATCTGCGAAAAGTGTGGCAACGAAATACCGAAGAAGAACGACTGTTGGGTGTGTCGCTCACTGGAATAATGGACAACCCACTAATGACTACAAAGAATAAAGGATTGGAAAAGACACTTGCAAATCTACGTGCTGTTGCAGAAGCTACTAACCATGAGTATGCTGATATACTTGGTATATCTCAGTCTGTCTCTATCACTTGTGTCAAACCTTCTGGAACTGTTTCACAACTTGTTGACTCAGCCAGTGGTATCCATTCCAGACATTCCCCATATTACATCAGGACAGTTAGAGGAGATAACAAAGATCCCTTAACACAGTTTATGATGGATCAGGGAATACCTAGTGAACCTTGTGTTATGAAAGGGGATACTACAACTGTGTTTAGTTTCCCAATCAAATCACCAAGGGGTTCAGTTGTTACTGTAGATCAAACTGCAATCGAACAGTTAGAGATGTGGTTAATCTACCAACGTAATTGGTGTGAACACAAACCAAGTGTGACTATCAATGTTAAAAAGGATGAGTGGTTTGAAGTCGGAGCGTTTGTATATAAACACTTCGATGAAATGTCAGGTGTATCTTTCTTACCATATAACGAGCATACGTACCAACAAGCACCATATCAAGAGGTTGACAAGCAGACTTACAATAGTTTACTATTAACCATGCCAAAGAAAATTGATTGGTCTAAACTCTCGGACTATGAGAAAGAAGATGGTACTAGTTCTAGTCAGCAGTTTGCTTGTACTGGTGACGTTTGTGAAATTGTAGATATAACTTAGGAGTATATAATGCTACAACCAATTAAAGGATCATACTACAGAAAGTTTCAACCTCAATCATATAAGGAGAATGATAGCAAGGCTAAAACAGTAATAACAAATTACCTAGAAGGTATTGGGCATACTATTCTTGATACAGAAGAAGACTTTTCTTTTGATATAAAAAGTGAAAAGAATAATGGTATGTATTACTCTGAGGTGGAGATGAAGAACCAATGGACAGGTGAATGGAATCCTAAGTGGAAAGAGATACGTATACCGTACAGAAAGTATAGGCTTATAAATAAATATAAAAAGGTAGAGGGTGAAAATACTTACTGTAACTTTTATGTTATACGTCACGATTGTAAACAAGCGTGGAGAATAAAAGACTATCAACTTACTGAAGAGTGTGCAAAGGAGATATGGTTAGCTAATGCTAGGCGAAAAGAATACTTCTTTCATATTCCTTATACTGAAGCGGAGCTAGTTACACTATGAAATACGACCCTGTTAACAAACCTGCCCACTATAATTTAGATGGTGGTATAGAGTGTATTGATTATATAAAGCAAGTATTAGGTGAAGATGGTTTTATAGCATACTGTCACGGTAACATGATAAAGTACCAACACCGACATAGATATAAGACTAACCCTATAGAAGATATGGAGAAGGCACAATGGTATCTCAACAAAATGCTAGACGCAATGAAGGTAAAAAGAAAGTAAACCCCTTCCATGAAGGTCAGGTTGCTTTTAAAAAAGGTGAGTTGGGTAATCCCTACCCGACCAATACTAATAACAATAGAAGTTGGGAGTTTGGTTTTAATACAGCCTACTTTGTCAACTTAAAAAAAGTAAAAGAGCATGAGCAAAAAATTAGCAGAAGAAGCGAAAAAGTTTACACAGACTAAGAGAAGCCCAAAAACAATGAAGCCCCTCACTGCGAGAAGATACCTAGCAGGTCAAGCACTTGCTGGGTTACTCGTTCACAGTAGAGGGGCATCTCAAATG